TATTCAGAATTTTCAATATGATGGGGTAGATATACTTACTAATGATAAATTAACATTCCACGACTATTATGCTACTGCTAGAGTTGGTCCTTTTTATGAAACAAGTAATAGGATTGAAAATATCAGAACCCAGTGTCGAGAAGCAGATTTATTTGGTGTATACAATAATTTTGATGATGGATTTGATACTGAACATACATTCCAAAAATACTCAGTAAGTCTTCCTAAGATTGCTCTAATAGTTGCTCCTGATCCTACATACTACAAACCGAGTGGTCGTGCTAATGCTGCTGGTGTTCTTGGTTTTGAAGGTGAGACTGTAGTTGATAATCCTACTCAGACAAGTGGTTTCAAGACTTTTACTTCTCACGAAGTACCTAAGAATCTTGTTAAAAACTCTATGTTTGTCAGACTAACTTCACTGACTCAAAAGTCTTCAAATGGTTATACTGGTAATGAGTCAAAGATATTATATCACTGCCCAAGATTCGATAGTGCTGGAAGAGATTCAGGAGAACTATATTATGAACCAGCCGAAAAAACTTATCTTGATATATCAAACCCGAGTGATATACAAGTTAATTCATTCTCAGTTGACTTTGTAACTAGAGATGAAGTTTTAATTAATGGTATGATGGGTAATTCAACAGTAATGTTACATATAAGAGAAAAGAAATAATTAGTTTTCAAATGATAATAATAAAGTTTTCAGAAATTCAAAAAAAATTTCTATGTTAAGTTTATAAAAATGACGGATGTTTTGAATGAAATTGTAAACGACCCTGAAATGATCATTATGACGGATGAAGAAGATGAAGATGATGTACTAAATGAAATGGTTGCTGAAAGGGAACCTGTAGATCCTGAAGATGTATTTGAGAAGAAACATCAAGTCAAAGATATTGAAAAAAATAAAGGACCAACAGTTCAACCAATTACTAAAAAGGATAAACCTGTTAAATTAACTAAGAGTGGTAAAGTCAGGAAGCAAATGTCTCCAGAGGCACTTGCTCGTCTAGAAGCTGGTCGTAAGAAGGCCCTTGCTGCTCGAAAAGAGAAGGCAGAAGCAAAAAGAAAGGAAAAGGAAGAGCAGTTGAAACTTCGTCAATTAGAGATACAAGCAGAACAAGTAAAGAGAGAAAAGAAAAAGAAAGAATTAAAGAAAGTAATTAATGGTGAATCTTCTGATGAAGAAGAACCTAAACCTCCTCCTGCCCCTCGACCAGCACCTCAACCTCAATCTGTTTCTGTGAATGCTAAAATTGATGAAGACGTCATACAGAGGGCAATCCAAGAAGCATTAGAAAAGAATGAAATGATGAGACAAAAAAGAAAGGCAGAGAAAAAGGCCAAACAAAAAGAAGAAGTCGAAAAAGCAAGGGCACAAGAAAAGATTAAGCAAGCAATTTATCCACCTGACAGGACCTACATGGGTGATCAGGGATTCTGGAGCCAAAACGTATTTTTTACTCAGTAAATTATTTAAAATAAAATCTATGTGAATTATAAATGGATTATCCTCAGGTTGTTCCTATAAAGGCAGAAGAGAATGGAAAAGCTAAATATCATCATCCCAATCTTATGGATGTTGGAGTTGGTGTGAAAGGTGAAGGGGAGTGTCTTCTTATGATAAGTCCGAGACAGACTGGTAAGAGTACTATCATAAGTAATTTGTTTCTCAATGATAATATGTATGGTCAGGATTTTTTTGATGACGTAATTGTCATTAGTCCTACAATCAATTTAGATAGATCTTCAAGATTCATGAAACAGAGATTTCAAACTTACGATCAATATAGTCCTGACATCATAGATAATTTACTTGCTAAACAAATGTCTTATGAAGAAGATGAAAGACCTGAGATTGCTTTGGTATTAGATGATATGGTCGGAATTATGGATAAGACCATTGCTAATTTAGTCACAAGGTCAAGACACTACAATATTAAGTTATTAATCATATCTGTACAGAAGTTCAGAGGATCAGTGGATCCAATTATTAGAGCAAATGCTACATCTGTGATTGTTGGAAGTCCTTTCCCAAATCAAAGAGAATTGAATGCTATTGCTGAAGAATATGGAGATATTTTTAATGGTCCTAAGAATTGGATGAAATTATACAAACAAGCAACCCCAAAGAGATATGATTTTGCTTTTATGAAGATGAGTAATCCACCTGTGATGTTTAAGAATTTTGAAAAGGTCATTGGATATGGTGGATCTGAAGAACAAGAATCAGGAGAAATGGAAATTGAAAAAAATGAAGAAAATATAGACTAAAAATATTATATTAATACTCTATAAACAATATGGATATGTATAATATGTCATCTGCCCTTTCACAGGGAAATGCTCTAACATCAGGAGTAAATAATTTAAATGAACAGATTCAATTACATAATGATACTCTTGTTAAAAATGCTAAGGATGCTGCTAAGAGAGCAGTTGCCGGTGATAAACAAGCAGCCATCTTCGGTGGTATTAAGGATGCTATTACTGAAGGTTCTGCTCTTCAAAATTTTAACTCAAAGTTATCTGCTTATCAAGAATCACAAAAATCGACTGGATTTGGTGGATTTAGTGAAGTGAAACCAACTGAAAGTGATTTTACAAGAAAAGCTCAACAAATGGGAGAAGGAACTCAACGAGATTATACTGAAGAACTTAAGTCAGGAGGTAACCCAAAACCAGCAGCAGCAGAAGTAGAATCAGAAGGGGGTATTGAAGGTGGAGAAATAACAACATCAGAAGATATTAATAGAGCAGGTAATCTTGCTGATGATGTTGGTGAAGTGAGTCGTGGTGCTAAGATTGCTGGAGCATTAGGAAAGGGAGTTGGGACTGTCGGGGGTCTTGCTGCTGGTGGGTTGGATTTATACGAAGATTTTAAAAATCATACTATTGAAGGAGATAATATTGGTGAAAAGATTGCTAATCTAGGAACTATTGGTGGTGCTGCTCTTGATATGATTGGATTGATTCCTGGATTTCAACTTGCTGGAGTGGTCGGTGCTGGTCTTCAGGCAGCTTCGGGAGTTCTTGAGGCAACTTCGGAAGCTGTTCATGAACCTACTAAAGAACAACAAGACTCTACTCCTGCTCCTGTTGATGAAACACCTCAAGTTGCTCAGGCAAGTCTTGCTGGATCTTATGCTGCTCAAAGGTGAAATAATTGAATAAATAATTTTTTTGAAATTTTTTTTGTTATAAGATATATAAACAATATGTCTGAAACTACTGGATTTTTCGTTGCTCAGAATAAGATCCCTCTGGATGAAACTTATGTTGCTATTCCTTCCCAGAATGGTTTAAGTTATGATGCTCAGAAACTCATTGAATTTTACATCCCTCCTAATGTTGATACATTCAAACCCAAGAACTCGTATCTTCAATTTGATTTAACACTTTCTCAAGATTCCTCAGCATCTACTACTCGTCTTCAACTGGATGAACTGATTGGTGGTCAGTGTCTAATTGATACTATTCGTATTCATTCGGGTGATAAGACTCAACTCCTTGAAGAGATTCGTCATTACCCTGTTCATGTTGCTATGAAGTATGCTTATCATTCGACACCTACTCTTCGTGACCTTCGTGCTTTGAATGAAGGTTGTGGTATTTGGACACCTGACACTCGTGGTACTCGTGGTACTTCAAAGTCTATCCTTGCTAATCACAAGTTCAGTCCATACTACAAGTCGGTGAGTGGAACACAAACTACACCATTCACAAATACTAACTCGTATATTCAGTGTAAGTTGAAGCTTCCTCTTCACACTGGTCTTTTCCAGAATGATAAGGTTGTTCCCTGTGGATTAATGAATGGTTTATTTGTAACTATTCTTACAAGTGAAAATAAGAGAGTCTTCCGTCAGTTAGACTCGGTCAATGCTTCAAGACGTCTCCAACTCAATCCAGTCTTCCACTCTACTAATGGTAATAATCATGCTCCTGCTTCTTGGAAGACTGGAGCAGCAGCATCTACGAATGTATTTTATTGTCGTGTCGATAATAATAACCACGAGGTTGATAATTTCCCTTTTGTTGTTGGAGAAACACTACAGTTTATGGATATTAACCGAGCAAAACATACAATCAGTAATTCAAATGGTTCAGATATTAGTATTAAGCAGATTGAAGTTTCTGGTAATGGTTCATCTAAATTTGTTAAGGTTACTCTTCAAAATGTTGCTGAGATTGATGTTGCTATGGATGCTGAAGGATCAGATAGATATTTCTTGTATTCAACATCGGTCAGAGATGCTACTACATATAATCCATCGTATAGTATGAGTAATGTAGAACTTGTCTTATGTCAAATAGATATGGGAGCAGCAGCAAGGGCAGAGATACAGAGGGATATGAGGGAAGGTAAGATGATGGTTTATGATTTCTTATCCACTCAAGTTTATAATTACTCACAGCTTAAGGGTGATCGTGTTGCTAATATTGGAATCCCTGCTAATCACCAAAGGGCAAAGAGTATTATCTGTGTTCCTACTGATTCTTCTGTATATTCAATCAAAGATTCTATTGCCTGTAATGATACTTATGAAATTCATTCTAATAGTCATGATAGTAAATTACTCTCAACCCAGAGTGGGATTGCTGGAATTAGTGACAGACTCACTGAATACTTCTTCTTCTATGATGGTCGTAATCAGCCAAGTCTTAATGTCAAGACAGAAAAGATTTCTGGAAAGACTTCTATTGATGCTATTCCTCTCCTTGAACTTGACAAGGCACTCTTCCAAGCAGGAATGCCAGCACTCTCGATGAACAGATTCCAAGATAACTTTGCTATTGGTCGTGCCTTCTCACTCAACAATGGAACATATGATATGAGAGATAAAGACTGCCGTCTCAATGTATACTATCAAGATAGTGCCAATGCTCCTACGAAGGATAAACTCTGGGTCAATCTAGTTTATCACATAAGACGTATTAACATTCGTGCCGACTCTGTTCAGCTTGAGGTCTAAATTATTTAAAAGAATATTCGTTAAATAAAACAATGACTCCCGAAGAAAGAAGAGAATATCAAAGAAAGTACAGAATAAAGAATCGTGCTTACATTCGTGAGTATCAGAGACAATGGGAAAGGGATAATAGATTGAAAGGTTTGAGAAAAAATAAACCAAGAGTTCCAAAAGAACCATTCAAGGTTAAAACGGGAACATTTTTAATTTCTTTCGATTAATCATCATTTTTGAAAATTTATCATTTAAAAATATTATATATAATAATCATAAACAATATGAGTATTATATACAATGAAATTCAACCAAGTAATGTTAATTCTACACAAAAGATTTCGTACAAGAAGGGTAACCCAATTGTAAATTTTTTAATTGGTTCTCAACCCCACTTGCTGGATGCTGGTTCAGTTCGTATCTCTGGTGAAATTGAGTTCTTCAAAGATGCTAATGATGCTAAACCAACTACGACAGATCAGCTTGCTATTGATGAGAAACTTGCTGTTTATTCTATTTTTGAAAAGGTGACTATTACATCCCAAAGATCAAGACAAGTTATAGAAACGGTAAATCACTATGGACGTTTCTTATCAACTTACATGAGTTATGTAAATTCTAAGAGTGATAAACAGACTCATATGAATCAAATGGGTCTTACTATTCCTAACTATGAAACACAGAAGAGAGAACTGGTAGATTTCCCTGCTACTACTCATGGTAATCGTTTCTGCCTCCACGTTCCAACGGGTTTCTTATCATCTGGAAACTTAATTCCTCTATCTGGTCAATCTCTTGGTGGTGTTGAAATTTCCCTTAATCTTGCTCCAGATGCCCAGGTTCTATATGCCCAGAATGGAACTACTACTGGTCTTACTGAGGCATATTATCAACTCTCTAACCTTCGTCTTCATTGTGAGGTAATGGTTCCTCCTGATCCTCGTTCTATGCTTCCATCACAGGGACAACTCACTTACAATGCTATTACATCGTATTTCAATGTAATTAACTCTGCTAATGCTGTTGTCAACTTCAATCTTGGAACATCGAGAACTCTTGGTGTTTTCATGAACATGTGTCCTTCTAAGTATTTGAACAATCTTAAGTATAACTCATTTGCTACAACTACACCATTAAACGATGGTGGAAAGCAGGCAGCTATTAAGCAGATAATCTTTACTCGTGCTGGTCAGAGAATTCCACTTAATTTCAATCTTGATACAAATGTTAAAGATTCTGCTAATACTGCTGTTATTGATCCTCAACAGCTTACATTTGGTCGTGATAGTATTAAGTCTGGAATGAATATGAGATCTGAAGTCAGTCCTGTTAATACTAACAGACTTTACACTGGTGCTGCTCCTCCTCTTACTGCTGATGGTGGTCCTATGGAAGTGATTGGAGTTCCTTTTGATACTGTTGGAACTGGTGTTGGTATGGATTTCTCAACTGTTCCTTTTGGTGTTCAGATGGAATTGGATCTTACTACTGATTCTCCAAATGCTCTTTTCCTTTTCGTCCACAGTCGTCAAACATTAGTATACAATGAGAGTGGTATTCAAATCGTTGCTTAATTTAAAAAAGTTCAAAATAAAAAAATATATATTATTATCATAAATAAGATGCCTGAAGTTGGTTCTAAATATATTGTTACTATTAATGATAAAAAGATGTCTGGTGAAATAGTCAAAGAAACTCCAAAAAATTATCATTTTTTACCAGATGGTAAAAAGACAGTGAAAGTACTTTCTAAAAATAAATTCACAACAGAATTTAAAGGCAGAAAAGTTGCTGGTGAGAAAAGAGTTAAGGCTGGAAAAACAAGAAAATATTTTAAAGACTTAGCAAAAGAGTCAAAGCAAAAGAAGGATTCAACAAGAACAAAAAAGAAAGTAACAAAAGAAGAGTTTGAAGAAGCACGAAGGAATCTCAAAAAGACTATTTACGGATAAATTTTTTTTTTTTCTAAAATTTTTTTTATGTGTTATTATCATAAAATAATAATGGAAGTACAAGAACAAATCCCTGTTGCTCCTCCTCGTATGGATGGATCAAATGTTCCTGATTTAATTAAAGTTGGTGCTATTCAGACTAATATGAGTATGGATGTTCATTCTGATGTGTTGGATCCGATTGTTTGTAATCAGTCTAACTGTCGTTTCGTATTCCAGAACAAAGGTTATTTAAGTGAAGGGTCTCGTATTACTCTTGCTTGTGAAGGTAATGCTTCTATTGCTCTTGGAGCATTTTTCCCTGTAAATGTTGGTGTTCATTCATTAATTCGTCGAGCAACACTTCAAGTTGGTGGTCAGACTATTTGTGAAATAGATGATTACAATCATTTTAAGGCATTTGAGAGTATGTTCCTTTCAAGTGAAATAAACAGAGATCGTGAAGCATACATGTCTGGTCGTCTACTTGCTCATGATTTCAGATACAATTCTTCTGCTAATGCTGATGGAAATAGTAATACTAAGGCTGATTCTTATGGTCTTGTGACTAATGTTGAGTATGATGGTGGTGGATTAGTTCAAGAACCTGTACTTGAAGTAAATAATAAACCTGTTTTCTCTGTAACACTTGGAGAACTATTCCCTTTCATGAAGGGAACTAATCTTCCTCTGTTTGCTATGAAGCAAGAAGTAATTATTGATATAGTCTGGGAACCTGCTGGTGATGGTCGTGTCAGTATTTCTGACAATGCTGATACTGGATCAGCTGTTCAGATTATTACAAGTGAAGTTAAGTTAGTTGCTGATTACATTTTCTATGATGGTGAAGTTATGTCTCAACAGTTAAATTCTATGATGGGTAAATCTACTACATTTGCTTACAATGATTATCGTCTAACTAAGACATCTCTTTCTGTTGCTGATGCTGCTAACTCTGTAAGAAATCTTGGTGGTGCTGGACGACTAGTAACTAAGGTTATTTCGTTCTTGAATGATGATGGTCGTAGTTCTAAGTTTATGACTAATAAGTATGGTGCTGTTGCTCCTTCAAGAGATTATACATCACCAGCAAAGTTGAACAATACTCTTACAACTAATATTCGTATGAATGATTTCTTTGTATTCCCGATTGATTTAAGTAATAGTGCTGTCTTATTTGATAAGACTTCTCGTGCTGTTGGATCTGTTCCATTTGTAACTCGTGAGGAATATTCTGGTGAAGGTAATACTCTTACAAATGCTCAATTTGAAGCACATGCTCAGAATGCTTCTGTTGGTCTTGGAAGCAACTTTTTCTTCCAAGCATATAAGCTTCCTGCTGGTCGTGTCAATGCTCGTGGTCTTGAACTCACTACTAAGTTCAGTGGTCTCGATGCTCCTGCTGATACTACTTACACACAGAGAACTTACATTGAAATTAAGAGAATTGCTGTTCTTGAGAATGGTTTCTTGACTGCTGGTTTTGCCTAATAAACGAAGTAACCGATAATAATTGTATTTTGTAAATTCATTATTTTTATGTTTGACATATTAAATATGTCAGAGTCTTATGTCGATACAAAGATTTTAGAATGCTCACAACGATCATCAGTACAATTTGATGGATCGAATACGAGTAACAATGCTTTGTTTATGAATAAAGTAGATGAAGGGATGATGTTAAATCCTGGAGATAAAGTATCATTACATTCAGCCGTGATATCTCAAATTGGAGCAGGAGGAGATACGATTGAATTGAAAGGTAATTTTCTTAAAAGGATAAGATATGATAATATTGTTGACAGTACTCCTTATACAGAGAGAAATGATTATTTGGATTCTGGATATAAAGGAGTACTGAATAGAGAAGATGCTATTACTTTGAATAATACTCATGTAGAACGAGATTTATATGATAATAATTTGATCATGGGTATTGAATATTATAAGGCAGCAAACGGAGAGAATTGTTTTTCACTTCCAAGAAGGTTTGCTTTTTCTGGAACAAGGAGTTATGCTCAGAGATGGGCTGATAATGACAGTGTTACTCATGGAGCTCCTTATGTTTGTCAAGTGAATGGAGGAATAGTAGAAACTGATTATCACAGAGATAGAAATTCTAATTCTGTATTTAATACTGAATGGGAAAATAACAGAGAGTTATTAAAGGTAAGACAAGATGGTAAGAAGTTTACAATATTTCATAGATTAGGAACAACATTTTATAATGCTTCGGCAACTCAACCATCAGTTCCAAATCTGAATGGAGTTGTGAATGGTAATGGGTCTATTGATCCTGCTGTTGGTAGATATTGGTTACATAGAGAATTAAAGGAGGTTGAAATTCCAAAGGGTCGAAGAGCAGCAGATTTTATTGCTGAGAGATTTACGGATGGATTACAGAATGCTTCTGACTTACAGCAATATTATTATTATCGGGATGAGAATAATAATCCTTCAGTTCAATATGGATATGCTAATCAAAGTGTATTAGGGGCAGTGTATAAGACTGATACATACAAACCTTTTAATTGTCATAATGGATCAACTTTTAGTGAAACAAATTACAATAATGTGATAACTTATGATCATGCTGGAACTGGAGCAGCAGCATCAGTGACACAGAGTAGATTAGATTGGGTGAATGGTTTTCAGTATGTTGCTTTTAAGAGACCAGATTTAGTATTTCCAGCAAGGCAGTATTGGAACTCAGGAAGTCCTTCAGGTGATTTTTCAGGTGCTAAATATCAGCATATTACTAATGTGAATGATGATAATTATACTACTGGATATACGACAATGAAGATTACATTATTACAATCTTATAATGAACTTAATTGTAGTAGAATGGCTCAATTCATCAAAGCACAAGGATTATATCCTGAGTTATGGGATTTTAGGAATGCTTCAAGTCCTTATTATAATAGAACAGAAGTATCAACACAAATTCAGACTAATTCTACTTACATTGGTGTTGGAGCAACATCTTTTCAGATTTATATAGATCCTGGTGATACACCTTTAACATTCGATCGTCCTAGAGATAGTGTTATTAAGAGAACTATAACTGTTACGGGACCAGTAGCAGGGGGATTAAATGGTCTTGAACCGGCTACTTGTAATGTGACTAGTATAGTTGGGGATGGTTCAAGTGGATTTCAGACAGTTCATATAGACGGTGAGGCAAGAGTAATTATACCTTCTGGTGAGGATTTTACTTTTACGATTACAGATACATTGGTTAAATTATCACCTGATAATTCACGATTCATTCATATAGATATGATACAAAAATATGATAATGCTTCAAAAACTCTTGCTGTAGATAGAAAAGATTTTGGTAGTGATTTATATCATGCTGATGCTTCTGGACTCCGTAGATATTCAACATGTTCAGAACCATTATGGGTGACATATATTAAAGATCAAGAAGATGAATTTTTTGATGAACCAGTGTACAATGATAGAGAGAAGAAATTATCATTTGGTATATTTTCTAAAGGACCAAGTGATAGAATACAATTTATTACAGAAGGAGTTGGTGGTGTTCCTGAGCATTTTTATAATGCCTCTGGATTTTTCATAGGGGGCTATGAAGCAGTTGGGAATGGTTCATATCAAGAAGATAAGTATATGAGATTTTGTGGATATGATCCTCATTTTACTGGTTATGGAAATGCTGCTCTTGGATTATATACTCCTTCAGCAATGATAGATATGGGACAAAATTTAACTACTGGGTTGATAAATACAAATGAAAATGGTGCTGGAACTGTAACTCCTGCTAATTTATCATCTGTGATAAATCAGATATATCTTGGTTCATCAAATCCTAAATTAACTTATGATCCAACAAAAGATAGGTTTGCTTTCACAGATTTTTATACTCCTGAGTATTTGGGGAATGATGGTGGAGCAGGTCAGGCTGATGAATATCCAGCAAACACAGGACCACAAGTGAAGGTATATAAGATAAATAAAAGATTGAGAAGGACGGCATTTTGTCCTGGGATGATTCCTTATGAACAAAAAAAATCAATAACGGCAAAACAGACAGATGGGAGTAAAACGAAAGCCATATTTGAAGATATAGATAATCGTAATATCTTTCCATTTTCAATTATGGATTGTCATTCAGGAATATCAATTGATCATTTGGGAATTACTGAAGATGTATGGGAGAGTTCATTATTGGGTATATTGGGTTTTAGTTATGGTCAGTTGAATGCTTCTGTGACTGAGATTAATACTGCTCAGAATCGTGTGAATACATTTAATATAAAGTCTTTGAATAAATTGACAACTTCGGCAGAGATCAAAGCAGAAGATACATTATTTTATCATCAGAATGTATATGGGAATACATTATATCAACCGAATGTATTATCGGCAAATGTTATATTAGATAGTGCTCATAGTGCTTACTATACTTACAATGCTCCTATATCTATTGATAGTCCTTCTTTATCTGTAACAGCTGATAATGTACCAAGATCAATGTTATTTCCATTTTATACTATAAAGACTGATTTGATAGATGGTGAGCAATGGAGAGGAGGGGGTGAT